ATCGTTTCTTTGAGTTCCGATATTGCCACTCTCATTTCCGATAGAATCGTGTTGGTTTCACGCATTGTACTGATCAAAGCAGAGTTTGATTCTCTCATCAAAGATCGAAGCTCATCATCGTTACGGGAATCCTTGTCTAAATGGATTTTTCTCTCTTCTGCGAACCCTTTGAGCAGATACACAATGAGATACCCTGCAAAGGCCAGAGAAGCCATCGTTCCACCTAAATCTGTTAATACTGCTACAAAGTTTTCTGGCATTGCTCGGCCTAGTTAATCGTTAGGTGGTGTGGGCCAGGTTATGCCCGTCAGGTTCCCGTCTGCATCTAGTGACGGAGTTTGTGTAGTGATGTCCCTAAGAGATTGTCTGTACGTCTGCCACTCCGTTTGATTAGAGCCTGGGTAATCGGATGCCATTCGCCAATCGGTTTCTGCTAGTAGTTGGTTGCGTTGTTGGCGTAGTAAACGTAACGGTTCGGCTGCTTGTAGTTCTGCAATTTTTGCTTGGATTTGTTCTTCGGTTGGTGCTGTTTGATTTTTATGTAATGTATACTTCGTTATCGGCCCATCAACAGGCCCAGAAATTTCTGTGTGGTTAAGCAAATCTAAAACTGCATCCCAGTAAGTAATTTTCATAAAAACCTAATTTCTGTAATTTTAATAGAATCCGTTGTAGCCTCCCAATTTGAGGTTCTTCCATTATTATTTCCAACGGCAGGGCGATAGTATAAAGTAAGACCAGATCCAGCAGTATAAATGAATTCATAGTGTGCAAATACACTGTAGTTTACTGATGTGCTACTTTCAGCATCCACAATATTATAAGATATAGTACCCTGTGTATTTGTAGTTAGCGTAGAAGTGTCATACTGAATTCCTGCATAACATTGAGCAGCCCCGTTGTAATTTATATGACCACCACTAATTATAATTAAAACATTTTCACCAGCACTTAAACTAACGCTTCTGACTGTGCCAAATCCTATTCCTGTAGATGTCGTATTCCCGGAACTAGTTGTTTCTTCATATACTTTAATCGTATGCGGATGCCCAGCAGGAAACGTCACACCACTGCCAATCGTGCCACCTGTAATATTACCACCACTAATGGAAACACTGTCTGCCGCTTGTGTAGCGATAGAACCCAGACCAAGATTTGTCCGGTTGGTCGCACTATTGACATTGGCAACCGTAACGGTCCCACCGGATTCCGTAGCGAACGTAGTCCCACCGATTTGTATTTCACCTGCCATTTTTTAACTCCTGATTTTTAGCAATCCGGTAATGTTTGCTGTTCCACTCGTTTGATTATAAAGCCCATCGAATACCAGCATCTTGCCTGCGATTGTCACCGTGTTTGAAAAAGAGATAGGCCCAACGTAAAACCTGTGATTTCCTGAACTGATCGTTTCTGCAGTGCTCACCGAATTAGAATGCTCTAAACTGGTCAGTCCTCCACCACTCCCAGTGTTTGCCTCCAGGCCAATGGATGTTGTAGAATGGTTATAGGTCAGAATATAGTTGTCCTCGGCAGCACCTACGGTTTGATCTGCATCAAACGTAAAATTGCCCAAACTGACGTTGCCTGTCCCGTTTGGTGTAATAGCGATATTGCCATTACTCGCACTGACGATGCTGTGCCCATTGACATCCAGGTTCCCACCGAGTTGCGGTGTAGTATCACTGACTACATCCGAGACCCCTCCGGTTGCCGCTTCCCAAGCGACCCCACCTGTGCCATCTGCAGTCAGAACATATCCATCCGTGGCATCAGTGACCCCATTGTTTGATCCAAGATCTGCAGCATTCAGTGATGCTAAAGAAGTAACTCCAGTCCCTCCGTTTGCCGTTCCAAGGGTTCCAGAAACCGTGCTGAGATCGTTGGTCTCTGCGGTGAGGTATCCAGAATCGTTTGTCCACTGACTGATGTTCCCTGATTTGTTGGTCAGTGTTGCAGTGGAGGAAGCAGTAAGGTAGGTCTGAAGGTCACTGATCTGCGACTCGGTGATGCTCAGTGCGGCTTGATGTTGGGTGACGGAACTCTGCGTGATATTTGCGTCAGGGACGTTTGCCCAGACGACTGCAGCACTCAGATCGTTGGTCTCAGCAGTGAGGTAACTTTGCAAATCTGAAATCTGGGATTCTGTGATTGAGAGTGTACTGGTTGCAATATACTCAATATCTGTCGCACCAGAATTGACCGAGACCAACTTAGATCCATTCGTCGCCAGTGCTGGCAGAAGTGCAACTCTGGCTGTTGCTGCCGTACTTGATCCGGTTCCGCCATTTGCTATTGCGAGTGTGCCTGAGACATTACTCAGATCATTTGTTTCTGCAGTGAGATAGCCTGCATCGTTTGTCCACTGACTGATGTTCCCTGATTTGTTGGTCAGGGTATCTGTTGAGCTTGCTGTGATGTAGGATTGCAGATCAGAAATCTGAGACTCGGTGATCGTGGACTGAGTCGCTAGGGTTCCCAGTCCCAGAGTGGTGCGCTGTGCTTCCGCATCTACATCATCCAGTAAGGCCCTGCCAGCACTAGTCAGAGTTGCCACTGCATAGGTGTCACTGGCAGTTGTGTAAAGCATCTTGTCTGCTGCTGTCGTCAGTCCTGAGATCGACTGCAGACCAGCATCATACGCTTGCGTGTTCACACCGATCTGCAGACCTAAAGCAGTCCTGGCATCACTGGCAGTCGCACTTCCTGTCCCACCAGAGGCAACTGGGAGGGTGTCGGTCACGTCTGTCGTGAGATTGATCTGTTGAAGAGTGATCGCTTGACCGGAGAGAGTGAGGTAGTCCAGAGACCCTGATAGAGTCACCGGGATGGAGTTGTCTGTCCCACTGACATCAACGCCAAGAGTTGTGCGGAGGGTCGAACCACTCTCAAACTGAAACTCTCCTGCTGTCGAGTTGTAGACCAGCACTGCATCGTCTGCGAGAGATGCCGTGTTTACATCAGAGAGTGTTTGAATCGTTGAGCCTGGGAGATCTGCATACTTCCACTCTGCATCTGTGGCAGAGTATTTAAGGATCTGATTATCCGTAGGAGTCGAATCGTCATCTGTCAGGAGAATCCGATCAACCTGCACCTGCAGTGCAGTGTTGAGCTTGGCGTAAGATACGGACCCATCTGCTGGATTGGTCGTAATCCCTGTGAGATCTGAATCGTCCGCTTTATCATCAAGAGCAGTCTGAAGTCCTGAGATGTCGGAGATTGTGAGAGTAGATGCTGACCAGTTCTGACCGTTAAATTGAAGGACCTGATCTTCGGCTGGTGTTGTGTTGACTACGTTGCCTAACTCCTCCAGATCCTGATCTGCAATCGAATCATTCAGAGTCTTCAGTTGGGTATCAATTTTGGTGAAGTTTGTATTTAGATAACTTCCCCACTGATCATCATCAGATCCTACTGTGGGCAGATTGAGTGCGTAGTTTGTCGTGGTGGTTGGCATCGCTAAGTAAAATACGGAGGTGACGGGTTACTACAGTTCAAAGTGGGGTAGGGGTAGCGCACTCGGTATTGGTAGTAGCTAACAAAATCTGTATCCCCTAGCACTCTGTTAAAACCATTTTCCTGATATACATTAAAAGCAAATATTTGCGGTACTCGGAACACAATCCTGGTGGTGCTGTCCACTGTTGAAGAACCTGTGTACTTGGCTTGAACACTTGGGGTTGTAGCCGACTCAAGCCCAATAATATTTCTATCCTCTCCAGAAATGGCAGGGGAAAATAAAGTTGCTATGTCGCCTACTGCCAACGCACTCGTTAAAAGACTGTCAGGCGTTCTTCTTCCCCAGAACGATTGAAAAGAGGTTGTCAGTGTCCCGTCATCAATTAGAGTTTGTAATTTTGAGTAGTCACTTGATGAACGAACTTTATGTTCTGATTCATCGACATTCCCACCAATATCTGTGGGGATGCTAGTGATTTCTGTAATTAGTGAAACAGACGACAACAAAACCAATTCTTTTGCCCCACTACTCTGGGCCGCAGTTCGGGCATCAAGGATTGTTTTGGTCGCACAAGTGTCCTGCAGGGCAGAACTGAGATCCGTCTCCGCTTGGGTAACGATAATATCGAGAGCATCAAGCTTCCCAGTCAGGTAGTTGAATAGGATCGTGGCATCTCCCGAACTGAAGAAGGTCTCAATCTCACTGGCAGTTTCGGGAGGAGAGATCCCAAGTGCAGTGAGTTCGGTGTTGTACGCAGGCCAGGTGCTCACGGTGCTGTAGTTGCCAGAGTAGGGATCAGGCAGAATCCCAGAGGTGTTTGTGTTTGTCTGAGCGATATCCCGATCAATCTGCGCGAGAGTCGAAGTGCTGCCAACGCCTGCGGCATTCACACGATCCGAAAGGTTCTTCAGTTTGGT